ATTACCTCCATTTTGTATTTTTACAGATTCAATTGGAGCAGAAGTTGTAGATAAAATTTCTATTTTTTGTTCTAAAACATCACTAGTTTCATTGATAAAATCATAATTTGCATTTTCTTCGGATACCTTATATGGTAAAGTATTTCTCAATAAATTAGAATTATTGAAATCAAACGATTGATCCAGATTAGAATCTGAAATCAACTTTGATCTGTACTTATTACCTATGAAATATGGGAATTGATCTATGG